TAGCAGCAATAGCACTGCCACAACCAAAGGTCTTGAATTTCGCGTCTTTGATGACTCCAGTTTCTTCATCTACCTCAATCTGTAATTTCATGACGTCTCCACACTCGGGAGCACCTACTAACCCTGTGCCGACGTCAGGAGAATCTTTATCTAAACTACCTATATTCCTAGGATTCTGAAAATGGTCTACGACCTTATCACTATAAGCCATGAAATGCTCCAGCATCCATTAAAAGTAAAAATAAGACTGAGCCAAGTCCAACAAGAATACATATTCTCTGACCTGTCGTTAACTCAGGATCCATAGGACTGTTCCTAAAACGATCATAATACATATGAAAATCAATATTCTTAGATTAATTTGATCATCGTTCACCTACACTCCCCACAACTGCAAGTTTGCTGATGTATGGCAGGGTAACAGATCTCTGGATTAGCACAAGATTTACACTCCCAGTAGGAGCGATGCCCTCTTGTATTACATCCCAGTAGAACCGAACCCACCAGTGCGATCAGACTTAGGCAGAGGAGGATGTGGTATTTTTTCAAACGAAACTTTCGGGCCATCTTGGCGTAGTTCACCTTGGGCGATTCTTTCGCTCCATTTAATCGGCAAGTCACGTTGTGATAAATTCACAACTGGTATCATACATTCCAAAATGTAGTCACTATCGATGACTCCCGTGCAGTTTATCAATGACAATCCTTCTTTGATTGCCTTGCCTGATCTTGGATGTATACGAATTGAAAACCCTTCTGGGATATCAAAAATTAAACCAGTGGGTATCAATGCTCTGCTCAAAGGAGGTAATGTAATTACCTCCCCAGCAGTAATGGATTTTCCTTCAGTATCCTCAGAAAAACCATTGTAAGTTTTTATTTGTTGTCCTTCATTCCAGCAAGCATGCAAGTCAAAACAAGATGCCTCCTCACTGCCATAGTGTGGTAAAACTGAAAGAGGATGTACAAGATAAACACTTAGTGTGGCAGTATCCCTGCCTAAATTTATGCTATTCACTGTTCCCGACATTATATTTGGTTTCAAGTATCCAATCGTTTTTCTCTTTGTACGATAGGATTTTCAATGTATTTACAGGAGTCGTTGGACTCTCTGACTTTGACGGATCTACCAACTCGCAAAGACCCCACTCTGAGATTAGATTTGCGATGGAATTTCTCCTAGCAATATCTGTTTCACTCTCATAGAAGTCTGATGGTTTGCCGTCCAACTTAAACAATTCTTTAAAATGGACGAGATAATATTTACCCTGCTTATGAAGTATGTGACAAGATTGGTATAACTTCTTTTCACGTTTTGATGCGATGCCAATACGGCTAAGAGTTTCTCGTATCTTCAAAAAATCATCAGGGTGCTTGAGTCTTATCTCGACAAACGACTCAATTAATTCCATATAATCCCTATTCTAAAATAGAGATAATCACTGTGTATATTTAGGTTTTTCCACCTTCTGACGTATTATACCATTCGAGTATCTCTTCTAGTTGATCTTTTGAAAGTATCTTGATTGCCTCTTTTGCTTTCTGGTTTGAATAGCCAAAAAACTTTTTGACGCCATCCATATACTTTGATGTACTACGTTTCTGCCACTTACCCCATCGTTTTTTGGGACGGAGACCATGGTACAGATAATCATATTGCCACCGAGCAGGAATATCTGGATGCAAGTTCATGGCATTTGCTGGGAGCACAGTTTCCTCATGCATGCCCAGACTGCGATTGATGATAAAAGGTGAGTATGCACGTTCATACAACTCACCCTCATCACCAGTAAGCAGATGCCCACCAGTCTTGTCATTCAGATTACCGACCATCTTAAAAGGCGATGGTTTACTCATTGGCTACCTTTTCTGCTATTCTATCAATATATTCATCTACTGGAGGATGTTCGTATTCACCCCACTCATCGAAATGGTAGTTCCAGTTAGCAGGATTTTGCTCTGCTCCTTTTGAGAGTATAGAAATCCCTGAAACATAGGAAAATCCACAACCTTTGAGGAAGTCAACAAATTTGCCGGAGATTTCTGCCAGTGACTCAGATGAAAATGTCATTGAAATTTCATTACCCTCAGGTCCTGTGCACGTGAAATCGTACGTAGGGTGTTCATAATAATCTGTCATTTTAGTCCTTAAACTTACAGTCACTCATGATCTCAATCAAACATGCTGTCAGATTTAGGTCTTGGTCAGGGACAAAAGCAGATTGATACTGATACTTTGCCATATGTAAGACCATCTGAGGAATAGCAGATGAAGAAGGATCAAGTGCCTGATAAAATTCGTCATAAAGTTTACGATATAAGGAACTCATCTCCACATCAGAATTATCTGAAACCCACTTACGGACGACTTTGAAGTTACGGTCACGCATCGCAGGGATCAAATCCTGAGTGTTGAGTTCTTGGATTTGAGCTAGGATACCAGTATCGATTCTTCCACCAATACTGTATCGTTGTATTTCGTTTAGTGTTCGTCGAAAATCAGGGAAATATTTCATCACTACTTCAGCGATGACTTTCTTGTCCTCGACCTCAATATTCTCAGACTGACAGATATTCATGACGCGATTCATCATGCCTGCACATAGAGTTGCCTTTTCCTTCTGACTGATCTTGAAATCAATAACAGTCGTCCGACTATGAAGTGGTGGGATCAGACGATTTTTGAAGTTGCAAGTCATTACAAAAGAACAGGTCGATGCAAACTGCTCGATAAATGCTCTCAATGCTGCTTGGGCATCTGGCGTCAAGTAATCTGCCTCATCGAGGATAAGGCATTTACGATCATCAGTCATGGAGACTGTGGAACAAAAACCCATCATCTTCGTACGAAGGGTATCGATACCTCGCTCCTCTGAGCAGTTGATGAACATAACGTCATAGCCCAGTTCATTACAAAGGGCACGGGCAACTGTGGTTTTACCAATACCAGCACCACCTGAAAGCAGGAGGTTTGGCATTTTACCCTGACCAGTAAACTCCTTGAACACCTTCTTCAGATGCTCAGGAAGAATACATTCATCAATAACTTGTGGTCGATACTTTTCTACGTAGAGAATGTTTTTGTCCATTATGCTCCGAATGTAGAGGTTGCTTCAGTCGCGATGAAGTACTTGTACTTATCTGACCCTGAAGTAAATCGTCCGATACCTTTGGAAGAGATTGAAACATTGTAGTCAGTTGTAATCAGTTTCAATGATTCAACCTTGTAAACCATTTTGCAGGTCACATCGGACTGAGTTCCCAGAGGGACTTCCATAGATGATGAGGAGGTATTATTGAGATCCTGTACGGACGCAATAAACTCAGCACCTGGGTTACCGATGAATACGACTTCTGGTAGGCTAAGAGTCGCAGATGCTTTACGAATCTTCTCGAGATTGTCAGAAGAAAGAACAAAGTTCACCTCTGCATCAGGGAAGTTTATTTCTTTCTCGGGTGGCTTGACGACAAGAGATTCGTCGGCACAAGTGTAGTTTATGGATGTACCAGTAAACTGCATCTTGACCTGCTTATCAGCCATCTCAAGATCAGCACGATCGAACATTGACATTGCACCGATAAACTGATTGAGATTGTAGATAGCAAAACGTGTAGGAATGGTCTCCTCGATCTTCGCCTCAGCAAGGATCGACTTATTCACTGCGACAGTTCGCAGTTTATTACCCTCCTCAAAAACGATGGATTCGTTAATGGTGGAGAAGTTTTTCAAAATCGAGATAGTCTCGTCACTTAATTTCATAATGTATCGCCTTTCTTAAAAGCATAGTGGTACACAAGTACCAGATAATGCATCGCCTTGAGTAGATCCTTCGGGTTTTTGCCGTCCTTTTTTCCAAATCGGATTAGATATTTGATAGCACAACCTCGAGCGAAATCCTCGCTGATGCCAATGGAATCAAAGACATCCTGAATCTGGATATCCTTGTCAACGTCAACGTAGTGTTGACCATACGTGGACTCGATATAATCTTCGAGTTCCTGTAGTATTTGTAGTTCGTTATATTTGAAGTTCACAGGAGTAGACTCCTTTGGTTTACTTTTTCTTTTTAGCATTCTTT